AGATGACCACCCATGCGAATTGCTTTAGCCATTTAAGATTTGCAGCGATAGCTTTCTTAACTGACTGTGTGCCTGAAGGTATTGATACGACAGGGAACTTGTTGCCCTGAACTTGTGAGCAACTACAGCAATCGACCTCGCCTTCTGACAAAACACAGAAGACATTGGAATCTCTTCCATGATTCTGTCGCCACTTGCTTTGACCCCACATTTGCAGTTCGCTTATGCCATCGTCAGCTATCCAAGTAAACTTCTTATCCCTGAATCGCAGGTGCTGTGCAGTTGGCAGCCCTTGCTGGTCGTTGTAAGTAGCAACGTGTACTTGCTGATCACGATGAAAAGCTTGGGTGTAACTAAAGAAGTTAAGAGTTTCGACAGTGATACCACGCCACTCTTTCTTGAATGGCTGCAAGTTTTTAAGCAGCTTGCTTGTTGACCTAACTACTGGCATTGATTCCTTTTCTATATGTTTCTTTGGTTGGATCTGGTGATCACATGCGAAGCAGTGGGAATGTCCATCATCAAAGAGGATCATTCCCTTGCTTGTGTCGCAGTTAGGGCATGGCCCTCTGCTTACTTCCTTACTTGAAGACACTGCCTGGCTCCTGGTCTAAGACGAGAGCCTTATGATCCTTGCCATACTTATCTAGTAGTGCTTGCTTAGCTCTCTCTTTAGTAGCTGCGATGATGTACTCATCGAACTTCTCATTTCTAGGAGTGAGGACACGAACCCTATATTTATAGGTAGCTTCACTATCTGTCGTTCTGTAATTCATTGGTAGCTTTTCTTATGTGGTCAAGCATGGTCTGAAGTTCAGCCCTGCGTTTCTTAATGTTCTGCACTCTCTCTGTATCAGGAGGTGCATCGGGATCGTATGGCTCCCAGTTACCAGAGCACTCCTCTCGGTAGAGCTTGCCCTTTATCCATCTGATTTCTTTAGCCATACCAATCAGCAGGTATTACTTTGTGACACCACTTGAAACCATTGCGGTCACACCATTCGTAGTACCGCATACTATTTTTCTTCTTGCTAATCTTTTCGTTAGCGTTCTGAAAGCAGAGGCGTATATCTAAATGGGGATGTTGCGTCTTAACTGCACGTAGTTTGCGTCTATCTTCCGTACGGAGGTGGCCTTTCGCCTCGACCATAATGCCCGAAGGTAATATGAAATCGGGTACATACGTTCCTTCGAGTGTGTAGTCCAGTCGTATGGTTTCGTAGGTGAACGCAACATTTTTTGCATGTAAGGTAGCAGCGATTGAAGCCTCGAACTTGCTTCTGTATTTATTAGAAGTCAAAGTCACTTGCTGTTGGAGTTCCTGACCCCTGCTGTGGTGCTTTATCGACAGTAAATCCCCAGTCTTCTGCTGTATTAGCTTGGCTTCCGAAAGGTATAAAGTTCTTGATGTTTATAGCGGAAGGTGTAATTGCAAGACCTGAACCAACATCTTTGTGATAAGGAAATACATATAGGGCTACTTGTGCTGTAGTACCTGGCCCTATCTTGATGTACTTCTCCTTCTGTGTATCGTTCAATGGTTCTTGCTGTCTGTTGTCAAACATTATTGGTGCACCATTAGGTGTACCGTCAGCCTTGCGTGTTTTTTTATTAGTGCGTATTACTAAATAGTTATCATCAGGAAAACCTTTTCTCTTGTTGCCATCTTTATCTAGGTATGGCCCCCAAGAATATGGAAGGTTGTTCCATTTAATAAATTCTTTTAGATCCTCATTTGTTTTCTCAGGATAAGCATCTTTGATTGCCTTCTTTAATTGAACAAGGCAATCATCTAGTGCATCCCCCAATCTCTGTGATGCTTCACCATGAGGACAGACAATATCTGTCTTCCATTTATGAGGAGCAAACTTAGTATCTGCTTCAACCAACCATGAGAGACTAAGCATTGAGTTCTCTGGTGTGTTCAGTTGTGTTCCTTTGAGATTCAGTTCTTTCATGTCAAGAAATAAGTAGAGTTTCGGGTGTGATTTAGATCTAATGTTCCTAGCTGTGGTTCAGCAGGTAGATCCTCTTGTAATTCCAAGTCGAGTTGTGATTTCAACTTGTCTTTAATCCTAGTCAGCCAATCGTGCTGATAAATGTCAGCAAAAGATTCTCTTGCTGCATCTTTCAATGCACTCATTTCACTAGGTGTAGTTAAGAAACAGTCGTGTATTCCTCCAATGTTTATAACATTTTTGGACGCTGCTTTAATAGTTGTAGCACACATGTGGGCTGAATCGAAACTATGTAATATATTTGCACTTAATCCCTTGCCCATCTTAGAAGTATTCAGTGTGGGACAGTCTTCTTGTACCCTAATGTCTAAGTGTATGTCCGACAGATACTTAAGTCTAACTCTTGTATCTTTTGTACTATTGTATTGCTGACGTATCAACAAACCAGCAGGATTAACCCATTCAAGTGGGATATTATTCTTACCAGCTTTAACACCGACTGCTTTAAACCAACGCATTGCATGTACTGCTGGTTGTATCATCGCACTTGCTTCTTGATGCAATATCTTTGCCATGTAATGCACCGTCTTCATTGATCCATCCTTGGTTAACCAATTCGTATTGCCATATAACTGCTTCGCTCTCTTGATAGCCCACTCGTATGCAAATTTATAAAACCCTAAGTAAGTCACTGCGTAAGGAAGACACATGACTCCGTTCTTGGCAAGCGTACGGTCTGGTTGTAGTGCTAACCATTTCTTACTGTGTTCGTTGTTATCTTTCCTAAGTCTTTGATTGACCTCGTTCATCACGCTTGAATATATATCTTGTGGTTTATCTGAGTTCACCAGATTCACTAGCTCACCCATCTCTTTGCTTCTCAAGATTGAGGAGTAGTGCTGTATTCCAGAGCAGGTGCAGTCTTGACATATAACTTGACGACATTTATATGTCGGCCCCTCTTGTTTCCACTCGTAATAACTGCGACAGAAAGATAAGAATGACCAAGGCTTATCAGCCCTCATCCAGAACTGAGAGTTAATCCACGGATCATTGCCTGCTTGCATGATTAACTGTTCGTGTTCTCTTATGAAGTCGCACCTGGTTCTGTTGTCACTCTTTAGGCCATACATATTAGCTCCATGTATTCGCAACCAATCTGCCTGTTCTTCTGTCTGTATATAGGTGAAGTAACTGAACTCAAGCAGTGACCTGGCTACATCATTACCTTGTGGGTTTAGATAAGGTGGCTTGTAATAGAGCCGACCTCTAAAGTCCATAGAAATAGGAAAAAATATCTCATCTGTATCCCTAAACTTACGGGCTGAATTAATAAGGATGGCATTAGCAAGCCTTGTACTTCTAGTCTTCTCGTTTCTTATATGAATACTTCTTGCTGCCTTCTTCCATTTGATTATGTCGGGGTGATCCTCATCTAAATGCTTGGGATATGCAGGTGTTGCCCACCCACTCATAGGTAGCAAGCAACCAATGGTTAGTCCCAAGTTATAAGCATGTTCTATCTGGTCGAGCATCCAAGTCTTAATCCTCCATGCCACTGCACCTTGTATGTTTGCTGCTTGTATATATGATTCATCACCCTTACTATTCTCAGCTATCAATTCATTATTAGTTTTGAATAAGGGGTAAGGATATTTATAGTAACCAGCTATTAGATTCTTATCGAATTTATTAGGCGTGATAATAGTAGGCAGGTAATGAGGCGTTGATAGTTCTTGCCTATGATTAACATCAGCTATCCACTTCAAGCACTCCTCGGTTGGCTCAACTATTCTTCTCTTCTTATTAGGCTCATCACATCTAACAATCCTTAAGAACCCTGTCCTTTTAGCTGCGACTTCGACTAATAAATTACCGCAAGCTATCTTCTCTTTGTTTGTCCATATATCTGCACCCTTAATCCTCTTTAAGTTCTCAATCTTATGTCGTTGTCTCTGCCTGCTGACCTGATTAAACCTTTTAAGTTCCTTGCTATTTAACTTGTTAAGCATTGCCTCTAACCATAAGCGATCAGCGATTGACATGCTGACCTGGTGAAGCGATGGTGAACAAGTTAGTTGATCAACGATTGTTCTTATTGCTACTGCTGCTATTGTTTTAGAGGACAGGGATAACAAAGGTCTGAGTAGTGCGTAGGTAGTACCTGCCTTACCACTCTCGACCTCTTTTTTTATGTGATCAACGTCATCAATAGTGCTATTAAATCCGACACAAGAAAGAGTCTCCCCCGAATTAGAGAGAGACTCAGCCTTGGTTTTCTTTAGATGATTTTGCCTGAAGCGAGAGAAGTTTCTCCCGCTAACAAGCATCCCATCCTCATGTTTTAACTCAGGTTCAAGATCCATTGTTCTTGCTTTGGTGAAAAGCTAGTACCTCTGCATATTTATCAGCACAATAGATCTCTATTGCTTTGCGATACATAGCAGAGATAGTGATGCCTTCTAATGCAGCAAGTTCTTTAAGCTTGGCTGCATAACTAGAGCCGACAGTAGTTTGAACCTTGACGTTATCTAGTTTGTCAGCCATCACTTGCACCTATCTCAAACTTCCTGTATTCCTCTAGCTTATGTTCCAACAATATCTTTGCTGTTTCATTAGGAGAATACTCTTTAGTTGGAAGTCTCACGCCTAGTTTCTTTGACTCCTCTCCTGCTTTTTCTTTCTCATAGTTATTTAAAACTAATATTGCAAGTTTAAGCAGTTGATTCTTGTCATCATCCAGACGGATGTGAATTTGATTGTCTTTAGGTGCCATTGTTAGATTCGTTTAGGTACTTTTGTGTTGGTCGAGGGTTGACACGCCTGCTCAGTTGAGACTCCGCACTGTTATCCCTCGGTAATTAATAGCTGGAATAAATAATCTCTCGCTCAATCATCCAGTCATACTTATCACTGGATGTATTGCACGTTGAGCAAGTCATTGTCTTATCTCTCAGGTGATAGACACGATGTGTACTTTCACAGTGAGGACACTTAACAAGCTTGCCATCGAAGCCAGTCCGTGAATACTTACGCATTGGCTCGAAGTACTCAGTCACCTTGCACTCACCATCAGTGCAAGTGATCTTCTTGGTTGATTCAGTTGGCCCCATCAGCACACTCCTTGCATAAAGAAACATTGACTCTCATTTGATGCACGACTAAGTACATGCCATCAAATGATTCTGACTGTCCATCTTTCTTTGAGCCTAAAGTGATAGACCTTTGACCGTACTTATCACCCTTAACTATTGAGCACTTGCAAGCGTGGCAAGTACGTGTTTTCCTTGTTGCTTTTAGTTTCATAATCCCTCTTAGGTTGTTGTACTGCTGGACTATTAGCCAGCAATAAAAAAAGGACAGCGTAGATACTTAGACCTAACGCTGTCCCTATGGCCTGCCTAATCATCAAAGTTCTTGATGAATGCACGCTGATACACAGTCTTCTCAGGATGATTGATCTCTTCCTGTCTCAGGTCTTGCTTGATTACCTCCCACTCGTCCAGGTTCTTAACGCCTGGTCGCTTGATAGGTTCAAGCCAGTGGTCTGTATTATTGGAAGTCATTAAAAAATAAATCCAATAGTAGTAACGACAGCAAGCACAATCCATAGACTGTCAAGCTGTTCTTTAACTGGTTTTAGTTCCTCTAACTGAGCGACAAGTATTTCATTGTCCTGAGTTAGTGAAGCAATAGTAGTTCTAGCCACAATAAAAAATTAAATGGTGGGATTTGTGAGGGTGTGAACCCCTCAGTCTGCCCAATAGTTAGGGCAGAGAGAGAGAATCATTTAACTTGTGCTTCTGCCTCGCAGCAAGGACAAACAGGTGGTTGAATTGAATTGTTTGTAAGAATTGCAGTAAGAAATAATACTGCAAGCATTGATGGTGGTTGCTGTTCAGTTATTAACATCTTTGATGAGTGTTCTTTAGCTAACCACTCAATGCCATCTTCAAAACAACAAATCAATAAATTATCTTTATGGCTTTCATTAGATTCAAAATCTTCAGGGATTTCCCATGGATTCTGAAGGATAGTAAAGCCTACTCGTCCTGTTTCCTTGTCTTTAATAACGCCAGGACAAAAATCTTCAGGATCAAAACCGCCAGCCTCTATGCCAGCTAGTAAATGATTTGCAAATGATTGAGCGTTAACTCCTAATGAAGTCATAACAATTTATACAGGGAAAATTGAGGGTGAGTCCCTCATCTAACCCCGAAGGGCTAGAGGAGAGAGTCCGGTGGAGCTATTCGCCCCACCAAAACAAGTCAATAAACCATTCAAGAGCGGCAGTCGCTGTGTCGAAGTCCAGCTCCATCTCACACTTAATAGAAGGCGTGGTCCAGGGCGTGCCCCAGTCTTGCCATTGAATTTCAGGGTTAACTGGATAACCATCTTCGATGTCACAAACAACCTGGCAAGCTGGCCCCCCTGTAGTGAGTAGCACTCTGCCCTTAGTTGGTGTGAAGTTGGCGTTGTCTGCTACTGGTTGCCAGTCGTCAGACTTCCAGCAAACATCAAGAGCTTCATCCCTGGCTTCTTCTTCAATGTCTCTATCATCGTTCCAGTCTGCTTCTTGCTGACTGAGTTTGTAGAGTTCAATGATGTTCTCAAGCTGGCCCTTGCAATTAGTAATTGCGTGGTTCTCCTTAGTTGCAGTAATCAAAATAATTAAATGCGGTGGGCTTGTCCCTCTTGATTGAGGGAATAGAAGTGGCAGGGATTGAACCTGCCTACTGAGCCTTTACTCATCTTCTAGTGCTTCAAGGCATCCAGATGCCCAATCCTTCAAACTCTCGTCACGATCACAGGTAATCTCTAGATCTTCGAGTAGTCCTTCTGGATCTCCCTTGTACATCTCAAGAATAATCCTGAGAAGTGCAGTGGTTGAAGTCTTCTTGTTCTTCATCTATTCAGTTGTGGTGGTTCACTTCTCACTATATCAGATCTCATTGTTTTTTCAATGGTTATTGATTGGTAAGTAGGTATTTGATTCTCTGCGGTAACAAACTAAAAGACCTGAATAGATCTAAAAAACTGCTTATAAATCGACCTGGTAGTCTTGCATAACTGCTTATAGAACAGTTATGCCACCCAGTCATACCAATCGATTAGACCCCCTCCCCCCTCATTTGGACAGAATTTGGACACCGATGGGGGGTATTCGACTCACTCCCTACTATGCGTTAACCCCTCACATTTTTCCAATAAAAATTGGGATCTGTGGGGATCTAACAGATATCTAATAGGGTGGATCTAGTGGGATCTTATAGGGGGATAAGGAAGATATTCTATTCATATATGGACAGTTAGTGATAGCAAGGGGTTTCAGGGGTAGAATTTAGGGGGTTAGCTTGGTCTGCCAGTGAGCTAACAAGGGGGCTTTCCTGTGGTGGGTGAAGCCCCCGCTAATATTTGTGTATGATTAGGGAAGTTATTGAAAAGTTATGGCTAGGAAGAGTACGACAGAGGTATTAGGGGATTTACATGCAGGGTTAGCGGAGTGGTTTATGGATAAGTTAGTGTCTGGGGAGATGACTGTTGCAGATGTGAATGTAGCTAGACAGTTTTTGAAGGATAATCAGATCAGTGCACAGCCAGTGGAAGGTACTGCGTTTGGAGATCTAGCGAAACAGTTGCCTGATATAGAGAATGTCGTAGCATTTAAGAAAAAGAGGGCTTAACTATGTCACCATCTGGCAAGGGTACTTATGGAAGTAAGGTAGGAAGACCACCAAAGAAAGGTACAAAGAAGAAGTAGATGGGAAAGGAACGATGGCAGCCGTTACCTGATCAGTTCAGAGAGGACTTTAGATATTTTTTAGTTGTCGTATGGAAGCACCTTCAACTTCCTAACCCGACCCCTGTTCAGTTAGATATAGCTGAGTACATGCAGGATGGGCCAAAGAGAAGGATTATTGAGGCGTTCAGGGGAGTAGGAAAGAGTTGGATGGCAGCAGCTTATGTGTTGTGGCTGCTAAGGAATGATCCACAAAAGAAGATCATGGTTGTATCTGCAAGCAAGATGCGAGCAGATGACTTTGCACAGTTTTGTTTAAGGTTAATTAGAGAGATGGATATATTGAAGTG